CGCTTCTGGTCATACACCAGCGCAGCAATAACCTTGCGCAAGCCCTCAGGCGCACACCACTCCAGCCGGTCGGACTTTGCAATGCGCTTGGCCAGGGCATCGCCATAGGCGACGGGATAGCCTGCATCGGCCAGCATGGCGTGGATCTTGCCGAGCATGGGCGCGCGGCTACCGGCTGGCACCGGGCGGCCGGGCTGCTTGGTCGTAAATCCGCGCGAGACCAAATGCTCCAGCACCACTTTGCGGCCGTGCGAATCCAAATCGCCAGACGAGCGAACGCGCGCGACCGTCCAGAGCATCTGGCGATAATCCTCATCCGACAAGCACAGCTGCTTTTTGGCGATGTGTATTTTGGCCAGGTCGCGGTTGCGGGGTTTCTTCTTCACCTCCCCCACGGCCGCGCTCCTTCAACGATCTGATCATTCGCTTGCTTTAGCTGCAGCCGGACGTAGTCATCCCGGCAGAATTCATCACAGAAGCGCTCGCCAGGTGGCGGCGTTTCATCGCAGTTCAGGCACAGCCCGGTCGGCGCGGGTGGCGCACCGGCTGGGCGGCGATGGCGCAGGGCCGACTGCAGCGCAGCTTCCTGCTCGATTTGTGCGCGATCAGCCGGTGCCATTGGGCACCGCCTTTACGTGAAACGGGCCGGCGTCCACATGGCTTTCTAATTCCGAAAGATCTGCGTTTGCGATCGTTTTAAGGATTTTTTCAACAAGCTTTGTCGAGGCTGAATCATCTTTCATAAAGGCATACAAGTTAGGGTTGAATTCCACATTCACGTTGGCGAATCCGTCCGCATCAGGCTGGATCACTATCGTCACCTTGCTCATGCAACACCCCCACGCACACGCCGAAACGATCCATCGTTATGCACTCGATACTCGCGGCCGTCGGTCATGCTGAACGTCTGGCCTTTGTCGTATCGGCCATTTAAGTGGTGCCGGGCTTTGCCTTTTCCCTGTATCCAATTAAACAACGACCCCGAAAAATACCGGCGTTTATCGGTTGATTTCTCTTTCAGCCTAAGCTTATTGGCCATCGCCATTGCAAACATCGAAGCGAGCGCCGAAATTCCGTTTCGTGAATTCATGCCGCCACCTCCCACTGTTCAGCCTCGGCCAGCAGGGCATTCACCAGCTTGTCAACTTCGCCGTCGACGGCTTTGATGATGATTTCATCGGCGGTGTCTTCGACGGTGGCACCGATGCGCTTGATTTCGGCCGTGGTTAGGTTGGCCAGTGCACGACGCACGGGTGCCTCGGTGATTTTAATCAGCGTTTCAGCCTGGTCAGGAAAGTGCTTGCGGATTTGCCGACAGACTGAGATGGCGTTATCCCACACGATCTTGCCCTTGCCCTTCATCCAGCCGACGCGGATGCCGGCAATGGTTAATGTGCGCGGCTTTTGGAACTGATCGGGATGCTGCTCAATCAGCGCAGCCAATTCGCTGCGGGCTTCGGCAGCGGCTTGGACGGCTGATTTGATGCCAGGCATACGGCGGCGCTTGATGGCTTCAACATCATGCTCTAGCGAGCCGACACGATCAGCCAATACATCGTATTGGCGGCGATAACGCTGAGTCGCCGCTGCGATCTGCTCAATTGGCGTTGGGTTGGTTTGGTTGTTCATGGTGCTTTTTCCTCTAATCGAATGTTGAGTTGGCCGGCGATATCCGGCAGGCTGACCCGCTTCATGGCGCTGACCTGGTTGAGACTGGTCATGGCACGGGCGTATAAAAACCGGCAGGTGTCGTCAAGCTCCTGCACGTTGGCGGCGATGAAATAGCCGTTCTTTGGATCGGCACAAATGTGGTGGCCTTCGCGCCGCAGCTCCTCGACCAGCTTGCGCACGCGGCGCTGCGAGGCGTTGGCATTGGGATAGCCGAACAGCTCGACGGCGAGATCTTTGACGGTGAGGCCAAAGCCCCGGCCGACGTGCTGCTGCAACACCATCAACAGCCGAGCTCGGGTTTTGAGCTGCTGCATTTTTTGGCTTTGGTTAGTCATGGGATTCACCTACCCTCGGGGCCGTCCGCTGCACCAGCCCGGCCAGTACCTTCATACTGGTGTCATCAGTGGCTGCCACGCATTCGAGCAGCGCGTCGAGGGCTTCGCAAAAGACCTCGCTGACTAAACCGCGTTCGTTGGTCGGCGCGGCCTCTAGCGTCATGCCCTTCTCAGCTAACGAGCGCGCCAAATCCTGAAAGGTTGCGCCAGGCGGGAAGCGGAGAGTGGCCTCACCATCAATCGGCGCAAGAGTGCAGCGCCCTTGAGAGTCGAAGTGATCAATCTCTTCTTGAGCCCGTTCACCAGGCGAAGCCTGCCCAGGCTGCCTGGGTGGCTTTTCTGATCGGCAGTAATGATGATCATCCGGGCCAAGCTTTAGTAAACCAGCAGCTTCCAAAGCGGCTTCGCTAACGGCTTTTGGCAGCCCAGGCTCAGGCTGACGTTTAGCCGGCTTGCCCATTGCTTTAAGGCCATCCGCAAGCGGATCAACCTCATCAAAGTCAGCGTCATCTACACCAGGCGAATCCGGATCATCCACCGATTCAGCCAGACGGCGGCCCTTGTCCGTCAACAGGTGCTTTTTGCCACGAGCGGGCTCGATCAGCTTTTCGTTTTTGAAACGCCAGATAAGTTGATAAATCTGCTTAGGGTCAACAGCAATATGGCTGCTGCTGAACAGCTCGGCCGTGGTTAGACCGCCTTCGCTATTGAGCAGCGCTTTGATTACCTCGCCTCTTAGGCTGTTTGGTTTGATTTTCATAATTCAGGCTCCGGTGGCAGGCTGCGCAGGCGCTTTGCAATGGCGCTGCAAACCTTTGGTGACAAGCTGGCCAGGCGCATCGCCTGCAGGCACTGCTTGCGGTTGAATTGGCGAGCCATCTGGATGCGGCCATCGACAGTTAGTTCCTCATACGCCCAGCCGAAGATCGGATGCCTGCAGCGGATGAAGGGATTTGCGCCATTCATGACCCACATCCCGGCACCGGCTGGGCAAAATCGCGCATATCCCATGCGTGAACAGCGCCAGACTTTGACGGCCAGAACCCCAGATGACGATCGACCGGATGGCTGAGCGGCTGCTCGCCAACCGTGATGTCGATAACGCGCCAAACGATCGGCGCATCAGGGTCGATCGCGACGTGGAGCGTTACGCGCGGCTTGCGCTGGTTGCGGTACACAGTTGATCTGGTCACAGGCAGTACAAAATCAACTTCAATCGCCAGAATATCTGAGCCTTCGGGCATCATGAAATTGACACGGCCGTAGCCAAAGCAAAGCGCGGGAAACGGCTCGGTATACTCAGTAATGAGCCGCGCGGGTGAAGCGCTGGCCAGCGCACTGGCGGCCAGCAGGGATGCTGCAATGATTAGCTTAAACATTGGAATTACTCCACTTGGGTTTTGATTGCTGCTTAAAGGCATGCCAATTCCTCCATCGTTACGATCGGCGCATACGACCAGCCGGCAACGCGGCCGAGGATTGGATCGCCGCCCGTGTGCCGCCAAAGCTTGATGCTTTGCGGGATGAATTCACCGGACACCATGACGGGCCGGTCACTGCCTTCGTAGATCACCATGATCAGCAGATCACGCCCGGCCGAAGGTGTTTCGTGATGGCTTCTGAGCTGCACATTTTTGGTTAGATAGTTCATGACAGCACCCCACTAATTCCAGTGCCACTGCGCTCTATCGGCAATAGGGCCGACAACATCCGAGCTGCTGCGCCTTCCTCGGTTTGCCAGCGCACTGAGCAGCCGTGGATCATGGCTGTCCAATAGCACTTGCGCACGCCGTTGCTAACTACGCGCTTGTACATGGCGTGCTGCAGTTTGGCGGCGGCGCGGTTTGGCTCGATGTAGATCACGGGCCGCGAGCCGCCGAGCTGGATTGATTCAACTTCGCAGCCCTTTTTAACCAGAGCGCGGGCGATGGTGGCGACGTGGTCGGCCTGCAAAATAATGCGGTTTGATTCGTGGCTCATGACGCACTCCCTAACCGCTTCCAGCTGGCTTTGATGTCGGCCGTGTTGACGCTGCGCTCTTCGCCAGCGGCGAACATGCTGGCCAGGCGCAGGGTTTTGGTGACGGCGCGCAGGCCGCCCGGTGATGCGCCGATCTGGCGCAGCAGTGGGATGGCTCCTTTGGCTTCCAAACCCCAGGCGGCGATGATGGCGTCGGTGTCTTTGTCACTCACCCTGGTCAGGCGCAGGCGTTGGCCGATGCGGCTGAATAGGCGGTCGAGATAGTGAGCTCGGTTGCCGCCAGTCATTTGTGAGTAGACCTTTTCGTTACCGAGCAGCGCAATGCCGATGCCGGTGGCGTCGTGGATCTGCCTGAGCTGGTCGAGCGCCTGCAAATCAAGGTTTTGCGCTTCGTCCACTTCAAGCAGGCCTTGCGTGCCGGCCAAGCGCTTGATGATGGCTCGGTACAGGACGGCGCTGCCTGGGCGGCCTTCTCTAATCTCAGCCAGGTTGAGCGCGGCGGCCACTTCTTGCAGCATGGCGCACAAGCCGCCAGTAGCTCTCGTGGCCGTGATCATCCATACATTCGTGGATTGCTCTGCATAGCGCTTGGCGGTTTCGGTTTTGCACACGCCTGCGCCGCCGTAGACCAGCACCATGTCACCGGCGATATGCCCGTAGCGCAGCAAGTCCATGATGAGCTCGGCGGTGGGCGTGGCGATCCAAGCTGGTGGCGTTGGCAAGGCGGCTGCAGCGGCTTTGCGATCAGCCAGCACGGCCAGTGCAGCATTCAGCTGGCGCTCAATCTTAGCGTTGTCGCCTTCGTATTTGTCGGCCATCCATCGGCCAACCGTGGAGCCGGACGTACCGGCCAGCTTGGCCAGTTCTGTCTGGCTTAACCCTTCATCCAGTACGGCCTGCACTGCACTGCGCAAGGTGGCCGAGTCTGGTTTTTTCATTGTTGCTACGTTTCCCATTTTGGTACACTCCTAAGTGTTTGATGGGCCTCATCTGAGGCATGTACTGGCCCGGCGCTCTAACGCCGGGTTTTTTATGAATCGTCCGGCACCCGAAGCTGCCGAACGGCCCTTGAAAACATCTGATCATGCTCATCACCGTCGGCCTCTATATCGCTGCCGACAGCCTTGCCGAACATGGGCCGAATGACACCGGCCTCGACCGCATCAGGCTCAGGCTGGTCAGGCAGCAGGCGGCCAACTTCTTCGACCGTCATAACCCTTTCGGCCTTGGCTGCTGCTTTGTTGGCTTTCATCCACTGAGTGCGCGCGCGGTTGAATTTGCGGCCAGCTTCGGTATCGCCAAAGCCAGCGGTCATCACGCAGTCGGCTCGGCCGATGTAGCGGTTGTCCAGTGTGTAAACGTGGACGGCCTCATACAGCTGCTGCGGATCAAACCGCGCAACCACTTTTTTGCCCATATAGGCGCCCAGCGCGTCGGATGAGTACCGATTGCGGCCAAGGCCGGTTGCGCCGCCGGCGTCCAGCGTGATGCTGCCTGTGCGATCCACCCGCCGCGCTTCGGCGGTAAGCATCCACAGCCGGCGCTGCTCGGCGGTGGCCTTGCGAATGGGTGCGCTTTGATAGGATTGAGCAAACGCCTGGTCAAACGAAAGCCGGCCGGCTGCGACTTCCGTACGCCGCCCTTCGCGCGCATTAAACAGGCGGATGCCCTGCGCCAGCACTTCCATAAAATCGGCCAGATCAATGGCTTTGCTGCCGTAGTTGGCCGGCTTGTCGGTCGTGTCTTTGCCGGTGTGCGCGCCGGCCAGTGCCGGATGCTTATCGACCACTTCGCCAATGCCGCCAACACCAAAAGCGCGCTCAACCGGCTTGGCTTGGCCGTGGCCTTTTCCAGCGATTACGCTGGTCCAGTGCGGCTGGATATCTAGGGTTTTAAATAGGCCGTCCGGGTCATCTTCCTTAACTTTGAAACGATACCGGTGAGGGAAGCCGCCAGTCATCCATTTGTTAGCGGCCGCGCGGGTGTTATCGATGGTGGCATGGCGCGGCACGCCGTACTTTTCAATCAGATCGCCAACGCTCTGGCGGATGACGTCGGTATGCTCGGTTTGATCCGTGCGCCAGCTTAGAATTCTGCGGCTGTAAACATCTTGCCAGAACCATGTTTTTGGGCGGGCAATGGTGCCGTCTGGCCACTTCACGAACACGTTGTGCTGATAGCCATCGCCATTGATCCACTCGCCCGCATGCAGATCCAAAACACTGCGCTGCATGGGCGGGTATAGCGCCAGCAGAGCCGATTCGCCTTCGCGCAGCAGCACCCGCTGCGCCAGCGGTATTTCAGCAATGCGCCGATCAATAGTGCGGCGGCTCGGAACCTGCCAGCCGCGCTCGGCTGCGATCAGCTCTAAGCGTTCGAGGCAAGCGGCCACGCCTGGGCGCTCAGGCCGCAGGTAGTCAGCACGGAAACAATCCCATGCTTCGTTTGTCAATTCAGCGTCTTTCTGCCGGCCAACATGGCGCGGCGCGAGCGCCGCCAGCCAGTCGCTGCGGCGGATGCCTTTTTTAACTAAATTGCTGTGCCAGCGCTGCACGGTCGATCGGCCTTTGTTGACCGAGTCCGCAGCCGATTGCCAGGCTTCTCGGGCGGTAATTCCGTCATCAATCAAGCGCTGCGCGATGTCAATAGCGCGCAGTTTCATTTCGGCCGATTCTTTGGCTTTGCCAGGCAGGCGATCAAACCGCGACCACAGCGATTCTGGCGAATAAGTAAAAGACGCCACCGACCGGGAACCACTCCCGGCCGGCGACGAAACCTGATCAGCTGGGGTCTTCGGCTGATCAGGCGAAACCGGCGTATTAAGCCCGGCTTCGGGGGAAGTCTTCTTGCGATGAATTAGGACTGCAGCCTGAAGCTCGACGGGCAGATCGGCCAGAGCGTACAGGCGGCGTTTTCCGCCTCGGGCCGTCTCTTCGGTATAGGGCCAATCTTCGCGCGTGGCGCGGCGAGAAACGCTCGACCTATTAACGCCTGACGCTTTTGAAATTTCGGCCCCATCAGCTGGGCGATCGAGTATGGTCAGCATCGTCTAGGCAGCCTTTCTTTTTGGTTCATAGCGGCTCGGCCAAATCACTTCCGGATCGACCCCGATCGCTTCTGCAATCAAGCCCTGGGCTTTGGGGTAGCGACTCCTTAATGCGGACGATAATGCGGTGGGGTAATAGCCGTGATGTTCGGACAAACCACGAAGCGACCAGCCCGCTTTTTCGAGCGCCGCTTTAATGTCTGCCGGATGCCAGTCTCCAGCGCTGCTTTTTCGTTGTATGATTCTGCTCATGGCTACACATATTAAACACGTTATATCGCTAAGTCAAGCGGAATATCGTGCACAGCTTAAAATTTTACCAGTGATTTCGTGTACTATTGATTTTCTGTATTAGGAACAGATACTTATGGAAAGCGATGCGCCAGAAAGAAAGTTGTGCAGTGATGCATCGCTTAAACAGTCGAAAGCTGTGCACGATATCCCGCATATCGCAGACCGGTTAAAACGTATACGGACTGCGCTCGCCTATACGCAGAAAGAAATTGCAGAATCAATTGGTAGCAAGCAGAGGTCTTGGCAGGACTATGAAACAGACAAGGCCAGGCCGGGCAGCATGGTCATCGCCGGCCTGGTCAATCTGGGCTTCAACGCCAACTGGATTCTTACCGGCACCGGCCCGATGCGCCTGGATGAGTTGGTCGACCCTGGTACGGTCGCAGGAGGCCGGCTCTATGCCCGCATACCCCTTTTTGACGAAGGATCTGAAGATTTATCAGTGGTCACGGAGGATACGGCCGACTATTTGCCGCGTTCACTTAGCATTGCCAGCCTATCGCTCAGCAGTAAGTGGCTCGAATCGATAGAGGTAGAGCCTGGCGATTTGATCGGGTTCATCATGTCCGACGATACGATGCAGCCCACCATCCCGCGCAATGCACTGGTCTATGCCGACGGATATCAGGAAACTGTCAATACGCCCGGCCTCTGGGCATTTCAAATCGACGACAAAACAACCGCAGCCCGCCTGCATCCTGAGCCGAACGGCCAGATACTAATTACCTACGACAATCAAATCTACCGCGACAGAACCCTGCCAGCGGCTTCAATCATGATCCTCGGCAAAGTCGTGTGGTACGGTGGGTCTGTAGCTTAAACAAACTCTAGGGAGACGCACAATGAAAGCGCTAGCAATAGTTATCGTTACAATGGTTTTGGTCGCAGGCTGCGGCCATAGCGAGGTAATTAAGGTGTGCACGAACGAGATTGAGCACAGCCTTAAATTCCCTGAAGACGCCGAGTGGAAATCCATTGAGGTGGAAAATCGGCGCGAAAATTATTTTACTGTCACTGGTATTGTCGTCGCGCCAAACGCTTTTGGCGCTAACTCCCGCATGGAGTTTGACTGCAAAGTTGAGGAAATCGGAACACTGGCAGTTGTGAATTACGCCAAATTGGATGGCGTCCCTGTGGCGACAGCAGATCGGCTGAGGCGCGCTCTCGGAAATTAAAATAAGCACGCCCTGCAAAATCCTTGCAACGCTACCGCAAGGCTAAAAGCCGTGTCTCACTTCATGTGGCTCAAATTGCTAATTAGGCCAATTTCCACAATGTGTCTCATTTTGAGACAAGTCCCATTCCCCACGATTGAAATCGCCGCCAGCCCCTTTGTTTGCTCAATTGTTCCCACTAAATCCCCCTAATCACCGCCAAATCCCGGTTGTCTCAATTCATATGACTGCACACATAGGCACTGCTGTGAAATCTGATCTCGCCCGCCAAGACCTTGACCATCTTTTTCATCCGGCTACTGATTTGGCTGGCCATCG